CTTAAGAAAGTACACCACTGCTAAAGAACTTTTAGAAAGAATCTACAGGCGCAGGAAGGTTCCCTGTAAGGTTATTAATGAGAACTGGACAGTTAACTTAAAAAAAACGGAGAGACACATGGATTTAACAGAAGAGATTGATGATTTGATGGCTAGCTATAACCGATCAATTGAAAACCTTAAAGATCAAGAGACTAGAAACCTAAGGGTGTTAGTCGATGTAATGAAGGACTTCATAGAAGTCTATGAGGAGAAAAGATACATTGAGAGCAAACTGGAGAACCTTAGGGAAAAGATTGGTTCTGCCGAAGAGCAATATTCAGATGAACGGTAGCAGATTGCTCTTTATCATACTTGCCTGCTGTCTAATTGGCTACTATGCATGTAGGGTAGAATATCAAGCCCTAAAGAAGTTCTACCCTGATCTTACGTTTACTGACTATCTGATCTTGGGGGATAAACTAAGAATTACACCAAACGGAGAGTAGAGTGGGAATAACTAAGAAAGTGGGATCAGGAGCAATACCTGGAGGAGCGATAGCCTTCGCTCTTTCGTATGCTATTAACAAGTCTATCTTCTTTGGTTTGATGCATATGATGTGTGGGTGGTTCTATGTTCTCTACTGGCTGTTTAGCTACACAGACATTAGCAATTTGATTAACAGTTATGTTGTTTACTAGGAGATGAAATTGAGTTCATGTAAACCCGCTTTACTCACTGCTTTCTACAGAAAACGCCCTAAATCTTCCGAAGCGGTTAACCATCCTTCGCATTACCAAGGGAATAAGTTTGAATGCATAGACATTATAGAAGATTTTAACCTTGGCTTTTGTCTTGGCAATGCAGTAAAATACATCCTTCGCGCTGGAAAGAAGCAGGACAGAATTCAGGATCTGCGTAAAGCGATATGGTATCTACAGAGAGAATGTAAGAACACCGGATTACAACTTAACTATTGGACTACACATGAGACGAGTTAGAGTAAAGAAGCTTAGGAAAGAACTTGTATCCATCATGGATTGCTGCCTTCAAGGTGAAGGTATCACAAAAAACATGTGGAGAAGGTATAAGAGGAAGTATGTTAGAGGATGAAAATGACTCTTCACAGTCTACAGACTGTTGGGAAGCTAAGGCTGCAGATGTGTTTGGCAATACCATTGAGATACCATCTTGTCCTAAATGCAAATCTCTCATGAATATGGTCATCGGTCATAAAGCATTCATGTGGATTTGTACAGAATGTTAGAGGTCTAGATATTTTAAGTTGTACGTATTTATCGTACAAAGGGGTGCGATTCGCATCCGACTGTTTGTCCGGAGCTTGGGAAGAAACGGATGGTGCTGGGGTGAGTCACGTTAAAAGGCCCCGTTGTGGCATGTTAGCTCAGGTAGTTAGAGCATCTTCGAGATAAGCTGGATTCGTCCAGTCATAGAAGAGGGTCGTTGGCGCAACTCCAACACGTGCTTATGTTAAACAAAGAAGCTCACTACCTCCAGACCGGTATATGTTGAGGTGCAGCCCCCTTTATAGCCTGATGAAGCGAAAGCAGAAACTCATTTGAGTCGCATAGCGTCCCCGTTGGGGGTGGGTTGGGACAGTGGCCGGTCAATTTCGCGTGAGTGGCAGAGAGGCTGAATGCAGCGGGCTTAAAGCTCGTGATTAGGAGGCATCCGATTCCGTGGGTTCGAATCCCACCTTACGCCTATGAAAAATTATGAAGAAGGACTGTTTGATCTTATTACTCAAGCCGGTCAGATGCTTATGGATAGAAATCGCTATGAACAAGATTTAATCTATTACATAGCGAAGATGGAGCCTGACCTTAGAACAGCCATTATTCTGGCTTATCAGTCACTTTATCGTGAAGAGCTTTAATTTCTTTACACATGATGCATAGAGCCAGACAAAGATTGAAAGAATCTTTCAAGTGTTCAGGCAAAGGTTGCCCAGGATTGTTATTCCTATACTCTTCTAGATCTTTTTGGTAGTTGTTGTTTTGAATTCTCGCGTGATTGGCAAAAATTGCAGATAGGCTCTCGATTGAGTAATCAATAATTGACTGATTTTCCATATTTCCCTGCTCGTTTTTTATCGCCTGCTTTTGTAGAATCCGTTTTGGGAGTTAAACTCTTTGGTTTAGGAGCTTTGGTTTGTTTAGAGCCTGTAACGAACTTAGCTACTGGATCAGATTTCATTTTAGCCATAAAACACCTCTTGTTTTCTTAAGTTTTATCGCCTAACATCAGTTTTTGTAAAGGATTTATTTATGATATGTAAGCTCTGTTATATTGAATTATGTCGATTGGCTAACATGCTTCTTGGCGGTTCTGTTCCTATGGACGCTTTAGGATGTGAAACGGGATGCTGTGACACGTTTTTACATGATAAACTACTAGAATTGATTGAAAAACGCAGAGAGGAGAGATGGAATAATGACAAGTCCACTTAATCCAATGCCCGATCCTTCGAATCCTAATGATCCGATGTATCAATTCATTGACCAACAACCGCCAGACGTGTATCCAGTGAATCCGCCTTCTGGTGACAGTTCGCTGTCACACTTCACCAATAGACAATATATCCCAGAGAACATAACCGCTGCGCTGCCAATGGTCATCACCATCACAAACCACGGACTGCAAAACGGGCAAAGCCTACGAGCGACCAAGTTTATTTCAGTACCTGTTGCTCTTGCTACTGGTATGGAGCAGATCAATAACAACAGCTTTGTTGTACAACAGTGTACGGCTAACACTTTTCAACTTTACAATAACCGTGGGTTACCTGTTGATGGGCGCTTATGCACTCCTTATGTTCAAGGTGGACTATTCACTTTAACTGGGCAAGATCTGCCAATTGTTAATCCATCGCACTTTCCACCCCCACCACTCCCACCAACCCCACCATATCCTCTTTAATGTTCATAACATGGTAGATATCCTGTGCATTATCATGTTTACAAGTCCATCTTTGTCGATAAGTGGACTTTTATAAACAGGTAATGTAAGACTTATGATCCTAATTTCCTCTCTAGGAAACTTAACATATGAACATTTCCACCACTTAAGAAGAAGAAGAGTAATTATACTTATAAGTTCATCTTAAATAGAAGGTGTGGGAGTTAACACAAAACCTTTAGTAAGGAATACTAGGAGAAAAGCTTGGTTGCAATCGGCTTTCTTCGAATCCGCGTGCGTCAACACGTGGATTCGCTTTTACTGATGGTTTACTTCTTTTAAAAGCTCAATATCAATCACTGATTCCAACTTAAGACTCACCTTTTCAAGATTCCAGATACAACCGCTTGCACAATCCCAGGTATAATACCAAGAGGAATCAGAAGACAGTCGCAGTTCCCACTGATAAGGTGAAATGATTATTCCGTCGTAAATATTTTTAACGCGTTTCCAATCTATATAGTAAGAAGATCTAACACCGGATGATGCTTCTAGAAATTTTGATAGTCCAAGAGGATGTGTTGAAATGTAAGTACGGGTAAATTCAACAACCTCCTCTGAACTTCTTAGCCATAAAATTTTAGCATCTTCTTTAATATGCACTATAAATTTGAGTCTCAGGCACTCAAGTCGGAATTGTTCGATTTTACACCAATCAAACCAATTCATGTCGGTCTCATCATCTTCAATGCTTAACCATAATCCACACGGTTTCATGGAGCCTTCTTCTGAAATCGATTGTCTAAAGCTTTCGTAGTAGGAATCTTTTAATTCTATAGATTCTCTAGGTGAGCAGTGGTAAATGTTTGTTGGGAGCATTATAGTTCTATTCTGATTGGTTTGTTTATAGGATTATAAGATCCATCCATTATACTAGCATTGACGAAGGTTGTATCCCGGATAGACTCCTGTCCATAACCTTCATGAATATGGCCAAAGACGTGTAGTTTTAGTTTTTTAAGCGCAGGGATTCTGTTCATTAAATCCATGCATCCAGCGCGTCTAGATGAATCCCCCTTTGACGAAATCTCAACATGATCAAGAATCCCGTAGGGAGGTCCGTGAGTGATTAAGATGTCCACGTCTTCAGGAATTAAATCCCACTTCTCTTTTATTGGCTCTCCACGATCTTTCATGAAATGCCAGTTGTAGAAGGTAGGTGTCCAAGGAGATCCCCAGATTTTTAAGCCTTCAAATTCAAGTCCAGAATCTTGAAGATAATCAAAATTCCTTAACAATCCAATCTCCCAACCTCGATTCTTTTCAATGAACCCATCATGATTCCCAGCTATTAGGATCTTTTTTATATATGGCTGCTCGTTTAACCAAATCAAAAAAGATGCGTTTTCCTCTACAGTATCTCTTGCTGTAAGATCTCCGGCGACGATTAGAAGATCGCCACCTTGTAAGGAGGGTTTATATCCGTGTAGATCTGAAATGCAGTCTATAATCATCTTCTTGGTGCCAGTGAAGTGTCTGCTAAAACTTGGAATCCTAACTCCGTAACACCTTTTCCTACTTCTTGGCATATTGGATTAGGTACGAATTGGATAAGGTAACCTGTAATTACTAAAGATGCACCCATTTCCATCTTAGATGACTCGTAGTCAAATTCTTCTCCCCATCGAGGGTATTCTAGTTTGAAAACTTCATAATCATCTTTTTCTTGGATCTTGCTTTTGCATGTCATAAGAAGAGAGTCTTTACAGTAGGACTTTTGGCTTTCTGAAAACTGTATTCCTCTTTGAC